CCGAAATCTGTCGGAAGTGCCGCGTACTCCACCTCAAGAGAAATAACATCGTCAATTGCATGAGTTGGTACAGAAATGTGTGCACTCGGAAACTCAATCTTCAGTGCAGGGTCAGTAGCGTTACCAGTAGCAGCGCTACCGCCAATATGCATTGTCACCTTGAACTTGTTCACAACTTTTGCCATAGCACCCGTACCAACGAGGTCATTAAAGAACTGTCGAGAGGTACCACTTGAGTCGTCTGAATCTTCCAAAGTAAGATAGCAAGTAGCTGTCCCACTAGAAGTACGAGAGCCGGTTACGTGCTCAATAGGCTTGTTAATCGCTCCCAGCTCCTCTGGTACAAGGTAAGTAATGTTGTTACCAACTGTGAAAGAGCCACCTGTAAGAGTAAGTCCGTACTTACCATTAGCAGCAACGGGGGTGCCCGAGAAGGTTCCACTAGCGCCCGAAGCATCAAGCCCAGTCAATGCAAAGGTATTAGTAGCAGCGCTCGCTACCACAAAGTCCAGATTTTGCACAATATCTGTGCTACTAACGAGAAGTGCACAAGCACCTGTAATTTGGACAACATCTCCGTTAGAAAATCCGTGACCGTTCGCTGTTACCACCGCAGGGTTTGCCTTGCTAATGCCGGTAATAGTAACATGCTGTCCGGGGAACGTACCCGCTATTTTATCATCGGGATCCGCAGCCTCAATATCGACAGCAGTCAAACGATTACGAATAAAGTTAAGAGTACTCGTAGTTGCTTCGTCAATTGCTCGTGTAACCAAAGCAGTGGTACTAGAAGTAGGATCACTAACTAGGTTGAAGCTTCTGCTTTGGTTTGTGTCTATAGAAACATCCCCTTTCAGAATAGTGTCTCCGCCTTTATTGGTAGCATCAAAATCAGGCAGGCCAGACTGAGTGTGCACTTTTCCTGAAACATCCTGAACCTCTTTCGAGAAACCACTCCAGTTAATCATAGCAATACCATCAACATCAAAGTCGATGGAGGCTTCATTAACAACAGATTCCGGCAACCTATAAACCAAAGGATTAGAAGTGGCCGTATCAATCAAGAAGTAGATTACAAAAGATTGCAGCGCGGACCTATTAGACTCAGCAATGACGATAGGCATGTCGTTAGTACCGGGAGTAGCGACGGGGCCGCCAGTAGCCACAGGATTTACTCCTCTTGTCCAAAGAAAAGTAGTATCAGAATAAGTATCCGCACCAAACATACTAGCCCAGAGAGACTCCTCTACAGCATGAACCTCTAGCGCTGAGTCAGCGCGTTGCACTGTATCACCCGTTATCTGCTTTGATACAAACGGACGAATATATGTACTAAAAGACCACTCTGCGGGAGCAAGAGAGTCTGTAAACATACGGTTACCACGTCGAGAGACACCCGCGGAGGATTCCATTTCCGCAAGAGTAATCTCAGAAGTATTCGTAGTTTGAGAAAAGCTATACCCATCCAGAATAGGAATCTCCCAGAGAGCGCCTGCGCCTAGATTTGCCGCAGCTTCGGTATTTGCAATAGTATTCCGAAACTGGATAAACATTCTAGTATCTCGACTAAAATATAGTTGTTGTGCCATAGTTATCTCCTATGAGCCTTGAAAAGACTTGGACGTGAACATTTGTTCTTGCCAGTCGTTTCCTTAGTATCGAACCTCTAGTTCCATCTCGGCTACTCCAAGAGGCTCTAAAACTCCTTCGTCAGTAGTTATACTGAGAACTGAAATTTGATGGGTAGACTGTGCTACCGCTCTATTGTCATAGTAGTCCAGTCTTGAATTCTCTTCTATGACTGTCTCTACATCTTCTAGTAACTTTCCTAGAGCCTCCTGAGCGTCCTCTTCTTGAACATACATTCTTACAGTAACGCCCAGAAACCTGTCCTTGTAACCACCCGTTTGATATTGACGAGTTTCTGAACCTGGATTTAAGTGAATGGCAGGAAACTCGTCCACTTCGTCCCAAAATTTAAGCCTAGGAACTACATTATTGTTTACGTCAGAAAGAAAATCTCCTTGTCCGTCTATTATTTTTAACTTTTCTGCAAGAGCCTCTACTATATTTAATCGTCGAGAGCTATAAATTCTGTCATTTGGCATTAGCCTCTCCTAGTATAAAATCTTCCTATAGCAAACTGAGCTGCCAATTGCCGTATTGACATATCTATAAGCCTTCTAGGATCTCTGTTAGCAGAACCCTGTCTATTACCCATCTCAAAAGTTTCATATGCGTCTCTTTTGTACGTATAACCAATACTAGGAAACCCTTGAGCAGTTGTTGATATGTCTGTTACCCTTGCCGAACGAGCGAGTCTACCTGTTCTATTCACAAGTCTAGGGGACACCATATTCTGTTGAACTTTTCCCGGCAATTTCTGATTCAATATACCTATCAAAAATAAAGGAGCTTGAGCAGGAGTTTTGCCTCTATCAGCCCTGAAACTCTTCGCTTTTTTAGAGGAGCCGGCCCGGCTCTTTACAGGTTTAGCAATAACCTTAGGGACCGAATCCTTCTTCCTACTAGACTTTTTAGTCTTCCCTCCTTTGACTCTTGCTTTAGCGATGCCCATTAGGGACCCGCGCGCATCATTTCCTACTATACTAGCAACAAGAATATGCTCTGCTTGATCCTCTGCATTCTCTCTTATAGACTTCGAGCCACTCCTATCCTCTATGGGAGTTTTTTCCAAATAAGCTGTAACAGCATCCTCTAAAAGAGGTTTCAAATTTCTCCAGTCTGTAGACTGAGAACCAGCTAAGTTCTCAGAACGGGGACCAAGAAATATTTCTATAAATTGCTTTTCATTCAAGGACACTTTTGCCCCACCCGTTTTAGTACCTGTTGTAGTATACTTTAACGCAATGTCCGAGTATATGTCCATTAGGTCTTTAGAAGTTTCTACACCCGAAAAGCCCGCAAAGTCTTTTGTGCGAGTTAAAAATTCCATAGCTGCAGAAAGCTGGGCGGCCCCAACAGTACTAGTGGCTTGGTGCGCTCTATGAGTGCCTGACTTTAAGGTGCCTACCTCTGTTTGTCTAGCAGTTACACTATCTCCGCCTCCGTAGTCCTTTACACCTTTTAAGCCTCTGGACCCAACGGATTTTAGATACTTATTTATGCCTGCTACTCCCTCGCCCTTGGCTATCGCATAGGCTTTTCTAACATCTCTCCTGACTCCGTATACTAGTTTACTGCCTTGTACACTGCCTGGCATTAAAACCGGCCAGCTCTTTGGGTCTTTGACATATGCCGCAACCTTATTAAGAGCTTTAGTTCCTAGGGTATTAAACTGATTATCGGAAATTTCCGGCAAATCCGGAGACCCTTTTAGAACATCATTATACCCTTCCTTAAATCCCTGAGCCAGAGAAGTGTTAGTCATAGTGACTATAGTATAAAAAGTGTTTAATTTAGAACGAACATGAGTACCCACATAGGTGTTTAGTGCTTCCAGAAACTTCCCTGTGTCTTGTGTAGCCATCAGACGGTCTTGTACAAGTCTAATACTCGCTTGATGTGGTCAGGGAACCCGACATCTTGTCTTTGGGAAGAAGAGCCTTGGTTCTGAAGAGTTGCTCCAGCAATACTTTGGCGTTGTTTATGCTCATCTTTCAAGTAGTAAGTTACTAAGTCATTTACTGCTAATTTCAGATCTTCTGGAACGGAACTGTACCCAGCTCTATACACTACTTTTATAGCACCTACTCCTTTAGGCCAGTTTTGATACCTGCCACTGTCATTAGTACGAAGAATGCTGTCTGTTTTTGTATCTAAATAGTACTCATTCGACCCCGTTGTAAGAGTAGAGTAGCTAGAACCGTAAGACTGTCTTTCCTCTACGCTCACTATAGAAACTATAGGACTTTCAGTGAGCTGGACTATATGAGTGCCCCAGTCAATATTAAACTCTTCCGTTTTATTGGAAGAGTAGTAGTCAACAAAACTATTACCACAGTAAGTTTTTACTAATTTACTTATTGACGGAATAATAGAATTTAGCCGGAGGTCTTCCGTGGGGGAAGATATCCCTTTAGCTTCTTTGTATTGCGCTAATGTAACTAAATCTGCCATAAGTAAATTAGTAAAAACCCCGAGGGGCCGAAGCCCCTCAGCGTTATTGGCTTACAATTATGCGTAAGGCCAGCGAACAGAAGGAACGTTGCTACCAGAGTTGGCAACAAGCTCATTGAAGCCCAGAGACTGGGAAGCGACAATGACGCTACGCTG